CCTTGCAAAGATGCGGGCCACAAATTCAGCAGCCTTGTCAATCGACAGGCTCTTTAGTTGCAGATTTCCAAAGATCCGCTCCAGCTCATCAAATTCAAAACTCGGTTCTGGAACTTCTCGCTTGAATAAATTTAGCCATCCCAAGGCACCTCCTCCTTTCTAAAATTTTATGCCTACCACCCACCCGGATATTTTTTACCGTTTGAAGAAAGATTTTTTAGAGCGTTTTAATTCCTTCTTGATTGATTCAAATTCTTTATTTGTTTGTAAGACATTTTGACCGCAAATATCTTCATGTTGCTTCACGGACTGGCTCAGAGTATTCAATTCAGCAGTGATTGAACCAATCTTGTTCAATAATTCCATGTTTTCTTTGCTTACTACTGCAAGCTCACATTCAAGTCCTTGAATCTTTTGTTCAAGTTGTTGTTTTTTCTTCATTCGTTTGTTCATTTTGTTGTCCTTTCTAAAATTCCCAATCTTCGATCACGTCAAGAAAGTCTCCAACAGTACTCTCTTGAATAGTTTCTCTCTTGTAGAGAGCAGCAATAAAGGCATGGAAGCCGTCAGTCTTTCGTCTCAACGGTTCCTTTTTCAAAAATCTCTTGTTCCCGTCTTTGTCTTCTTTGACAAAGGTATTATCGGTATACCAGAGCATTGATTTGTCGTTTTCAAAAATGAATCTTTCGTTCGCAAATCCATCTTCAATGATTGGAGCCACCTTCGACTGTATCGCTCCTGGATTTCGCAAGAATTCATACTCAAAATCAGCTTCTTCCAGCAATGGTTTCAGCAAGTCCATTCTAAATCCATCGGCACAGACAATTTCGATATTGTACAGTTTGCGCCACTGAATCAATTTATCAACCAGTAATCTTGGATCTATACTTGGACCGTCTACGATAGTGAAGAGCCCTTGCTCCTGCCATTCACGGATTGGAGCCTTGATCTTAAACATATCCAAGAATTGCTTTCTTGCAAAACTGTGTTGCTTCCAGATAAACTCATCACCGTTTTTAAATAGCAGTCCAACACTGGCAAAGTCTCTGATGCTTGCGTAGTCAAAACCAGCAACACAAGATCTTCCTGAGAGATCTATGCCAGGGCTTCGCAATGCAACCATTAACTTTTCACGAGTGGTGACATCTTTTTCGATGTCGGCTTCTGGCAGATTCATCCGCTTGGTCATAAATTCCTGTCTGCCTGATGGTTCCAATTCCAAATCATCATAGTCAGCTTTCGTTCTAGCTAATAGACGTTTGGCATAAGGTGTTGTTTCATCCAGCATAGGATTAGCTTTTGGCCAGTTGCTCATATCATCCACTTCTTCCGGATCATCTAACTTGCAGATGAACGGAAATAAGCGGAATTCCTCAAGCTCTCCATTCAAGATTTTCATTGATTTCTCAATCATCTTGTCGTAGAACCCTTCACGGACATGCCCATTGGTACCATTGTAGAAGGTACGAGCATGGGCAATCTTACCAAGCCCTGACCGCTGGATTTTAACAGCAGAGTCATTTTCGAACTGGTGAATTTCATCGAATTCAAGACAACCATCACGAGCCGAGTCCATTGTCTTCGGATTGTTCGTCCGATAAGAAAAGACCGAGTTATTCCCTCGGCCTGTAATAGACATCTTTGTCAAATAGTAATGATCTTCCAGTCCTCTTCTCTGGACAGTTTCATAAACTTCCTCAAATGATACCTTCCCTTGTTTTTCCGAATTAGCTGTGATAGTCACATCATAATCTCGAATTGGATATAGTGGGCTGATAAAAAATGCATCTCGACTAGACATAAAACCATTCTTACCACCCCCACGGGCCAAAGTAAGAAGGAACTCATCGAATTGAGGTTCGCTATCTTCTTTCCTAAAGAGAAAGATGAATGGTGTCAAGAATTTTTGATATTTAGCAAGTGGAAAGAAATTTTTTTCAGTGAACTGAATATATTTTTCGATCAATTCATTGTGAAAATAAAGATCATCCCTTGGATATATCTTTTCTTTGATGATTTTGAATAGCAGTGAGCGTTCTTTGTTGACTTTGATTTTTCCTGATTCAGCAAGTTCAATGTATTCATCAATCAGAGGATGAGAAATCACAATAGATCACTTCCGTCTGATGGTGGTTTCTTCTCGACTGGTGAATTTTCAACCTCAAAGTCAAATGATCGTTCAATAGCTAGTAGCTGATTGCTGGTCGTATTGATTTCTTTGATCAACGAGTTCGCTTTTTGGAATCTTTGCTGGCCATTGTGAACTGTGATAACTAATCCATCTTGTTTGAGTCGTTCTTTCAACTCATAAAGTAGACGGACCAGATAGAGATAGCGATGAACTTTCTCGTACTGAATTGCATCTTTCTTTCGTGTGCTGAAATTGCCGATTTTGGAAAGTAACTGGTTTTCCAATTCTTTTATATTTTTTTGTGAGTATTCTTCCATGAGCCCCCTCCCCCTTAAAAAATAGTGCTTTGCATTTGGACAATCGACCCCTCCCACCGGTTCCCAGAGACCGATTTTTTTCGATTTTTTTCGACCGGGGGGTCTTTGAATTTTTCAAAATTTTAAATTTTCATCCCCACCATTCGTCCGAACGAAAATTTTTATTTTGCAGTTTGGATGATTTGCGAAATTGAAAGCGATGATGTCGCTTATTATGACACTCCTTGCATAGAGTACGAAGATTGTCTATATCTAAAGCAAACTCTGGATAATATTCTAGCTCCTTGATGTGATCGACTTCGAGATTGTCTGTCGTCACTTTGCCCGCATCTCGACACCAAACACATTCAAAGTGATCTCGACTCATTGCTTCGAGTCTCAGTTGTCTCCATGATCTTGAAAGATAAAACTCTCTACGACTTTCTCTTGTCGAAACATCTACTTTCAATTCTTAAATCCTCTGTAACATTTCATACTTTCAATTATCTATTTCTGAAATTCATTATATTATTTCTGAAAACTATGTTGTTTTTCTCTCTTGAATTAGACATATCTTATATTCTGTCTGATTCAGCCCAGCATTAAAAAGCCAATAAAATAAATGAATAGCAGGTAACTAATGAAACTAATTAGCGTTTTACTCGTTGTGTCTAATTGATAACTACAAATCAAAATTAGACATGGCTTTATCTCGTTGATCCTGTCTAATCCCAATATATCTCAGCGTAATTGCAGGAGATGAATGATTAAATAGATCCATGAGCATTGCCACGTCTTTAGTCTTTTTATAGTAATGATAGCCAAATGTTTTTCTCATCGAATGGGTACCAATGTTCTCGATCCCACACTCGATAGCTGCGGTCTTCAATATCCAATCGACTGTCCGCCTGTCCAGCGGTTTGTTTTTCCCGATGCGACTTTGAAACAGATAATGATGCAGTGGCATATCTTTGATGTACTCTCTGACTTCTTTTTTCAAAGTTTTTGTCATCTTGAGCTGTTTCCTTTTGCCAGTCTTCTGCTCTTTGATTTTTATATACCAACCTTGTACATCCTTTACTCGTATCTTAAGAATGTCGCCCACTCGTAATCCGGAATTGATGCCAAATAAAAAGAGCAAGTAGTTCCGCTCGTTCCATTCTCGCAGATATTCCTTCATAGCTTGGATATCATCCTTATCCCTGATTGGGTCCACAATGTTCATTGACTCACCTCCTTTCAAGGTAAAATAAAAAGCCAGCATTGCTGACTTACACTTATTGAGAATACAGGATTCGAACCTGTGTCTCTAGATTAAAAATCTAGTGCTCTTGTCCAAATTAAGCTAATCCTCAACCGATTTTCTATAAGGAGACTTCCACTCGGTTTTACCCGATAATATAATTTTACCACCTTGTTTTTTAATTTTTTCCACACTTTCGACTGTATTTTTAACTTTTTTCCAAATTAATATTAATCTTAGTGTTCACAGATAGTTCATAGATTTTCTTTTCAAGCCCACTAAAGAATGGCTCGATCACTTCCTTGTAGGCCAGCGACTTACTGCAATGTAAGTATTTAATCGATGCTCCTTCCACGGTTAGAGTTCCATCGATGTATACTTCCTTGATTGCAGCCCATTGTTTTTCTGGTGTTAAAATCTTGATAGTGCTGATTGCTTCTCGAAGTAATTCGAGACGATGCAGTTCTGGATCCGATTCTTTTTTGATGATATCGGCCAGCGCTTTCGGTGTCATTACCTTATTACTCTTGATCCCTGTATTTGGATCGGTTGGTTTCCAAGGTACTTCAATTTCTTCGATACGTTCCTTGATTTCTTTTTCAAACGGATACTGCTTCAGAGCTAGTATTAAATACCCATACCTGCTTCTTAAATTCATTCATCTACCTCTTTTGTGTAGACTTCCACAATTCCTTGCAAGCCCAAGCTTTCACGGTAAGCAAGTGCGTCATGTCTATCTTCAAATTCTTTCTCAATATATTTTGCTAAGTGTTTAGGATCGATCCAACTTGAGCGTCCATGGTATTTCCTAACAACATATACCCTCATTTATTGTCCTCCATATCGATGATATGATCAATAATACGCTTTAAATCTCTTATATTGTCAAATGGCAGCACTGCATCGTGCAGATCTTCAAAGTATGAATCGGTTTCAAAAAACTCTTCCCCAAGTATAGCTATCTCTAGCTTGCCATTTATTTGGCTAATAGATAGAATTCTGTTCGCTCGCATTGGTATATGTACATTATCCAAACTCATCATTTCTCCTTTCTACTCTTAAACGCAATCACACTAGCCCAGATCAGCCCAGAGAGCCAGACTGCTGCAAATAGTAAATATATAAAGTTTTGTAGGTCCATCATTTCTCCTCAAGTTTCTTAATTTCCCACTCAACCTGTACTTTCCTACGGTTTAAGTCTGAAAGTTTCTGTACTTCGATCGCTTTTTTAATAACTTCAAGCCGTTCGATTTCTTTTTTAAACTCAATGAGTTTATCTACTTTCCGTGCGAAATCTCCGAAATTTTCTGCCCAGTTGTATTCTTCCCAACCGAACGCTCTTCTCAATTCTCTTTTTTGCTCATTGAATTTGTCTATCATCGCCTTATTAAGATAGGCTTGCACAATCAAGATATAAATTGACATACCAATCACTAACGACGAAATTACAATCATTCCCCAAAACAATAAATCTTTCATTCTTTCACCTCGTTTGTGATTCTATTTCGCTCCACTCTTAATTTAAAACTAGTATTATCACCAAAACATACTAGTGTTGTTTCTTCTTCCCACTGACTTTTTGTGTATGGATATCTGTTTGGTCGTGTCATATTACCACCTCATATATAAATATTTCGTATCAATATCCTGTTCTAAAACACACTCTTTCAACGACTTCAAAGCTTCCAATGCTCCGCTGACTGTCCCCCATTTGTTTTCAGGTTCATACTGAGTATACTTCTCTGGATACCGTTCTAACTCAGATATACCACGGGAGATATTATCTAAAATGTCAGCAACATTGTATGTTGTGTTTTGATTAAAATCCCAATTCATGGCAACTCTGAACATTCTTCCAAGATTGTAGGTTGGAGAACTATATTTAGGTTCGGCAATGCAAATATAATCTCCATTTTCTATTTTCGCTAATATTTCCAAATCATAACTCATTCTGTTACCTCCAACAATTCGGGATTTTTGTAAATGTTGCCGATGATTTCAATGTTATCTGCAACCTCTTTTGCATCCGCTTCAAACTCTTCTAAATCTGCACAGTCTGCAATAAATTCAACCTTTTCTTTTTCCTCTATGTAAAAACCTAGCGTGTTACGTTTTTTCATGCACATAACATTTTGACCGTTTGTAATAATATCCCCCTCGAAGATTTCCTTGCCATTCTTATCTTTGAGGCCTGTTGATTGCATGAGGATAACATCTTCTCCGTTTCTCTTATCTTCAAATTTTAATGGAACTGATGTAGAGCCATCACTGAACTTCCCGATAATCTCCTTTCTGACAAATGAAATCATCAGTATTTCATTGATCATTTCTTCCGCTAGCACATACCACGCTCTATACTTTGGAATCATTCTTCCACCTCCTCAATCTCAACACCCGGGCAATCGAACACCCAACCAAACCCGGATTCTTCTAGCTCTTTACGTGTAAATCGAGTAGCTAAATCCCCCAAAGAAAAAAATATTTTCTCGTACATATTATTATAAAATAGCGGTTGTTTTGTTGCTCTCATCTTTACCGTATACCGCTTCTCTTTCTCGACCTCGTAGCCATTAATCCAAGCGAGAGCAAAAGTGTCTGTATTCTCAGCAACCCAATTTCTAACTTCACCTATTGCAAATCCTTTAATGAAAATTGAAAACATAGCACTGTACGCACTATCTGAAGGAAATAGTTCTTCATACGAACCAAGACTGTTTTTTCGTTTGAGTCCTTCTGTTTTTGCCTTAGTGATCCAATCAGCAACAAACTGCGGTACTGTGACTTTCTGTGGTTCGTCTAATTCCTGTAAATCTTCTAAAAAAATTAGACGAGCGATTTCTGCTCCTGGATCCTTACATACACCTTCAAGCTTTTCGTATTTCTCAATCAACTCCTGTTTATTCATTTTCCCACCTTCTCAACTTCCATACCTTCGCAATCGAACACCCAACCTAAACCTAATTTTTCAAGATCAGATTTTGTAAAATTAGATCTAAAACTTGGATCGAAATGTATACCTAGTTCATCATTGGAAAGGTATTGTTTGGTAGCTTTAAACTTAACTGTGTACTTCGGTTGTTCTTCGACTGTGTAATCATTTGCCCAAGCTCTGGCAAAGGTGTCTTGATTGCTTATGTCTTTTAACCAAGCGATAACCTCATCGCTATTTTTGGCATAAAGCCTGATCGTGGCTGTCTCTAATGCAGAACGTATGCTACGTCTATCTACCAATTGAGCCTTGAAAATCCAATCACCTATAAAATTAGGAACTTTTACTTTTTGTGATTCGTTTATTTTTTTAAGATCACTGATAAGATTATGAATATCGACCTTGTCCGTAAAATTAGATATTCTTTCGCACCCTTCTATAAAATCACTTAAATTCATTTTCTTTCTCCTCATCAAGGGGGAATAATCCCCCTCACATTAGTTTTCCTTTTGTTTTTAGAATGACAAATAATTATAATTTTTATCTAGCACTCCCATCTTATAAGCTTTTTCTAAGACGGGTTTGAAAAGTTCCTTTTCTAGCGTTTCCCTATATCTGACCGCTTCTTCTTTTGTATCAAACCTTTTTTTATACTTTTTACCTTTAAAACATAGGGAACCGATCCACTTCCCTCTTTTTCTATCAAAAGACACTCCTTTACGACCACTTGTATTTGTAGTGCTTTTTCTTATCAAAGCAAAAACGCTCGTACCTTGTTCAATGTTTAGTGATTTCTCTGAATACTCTAACAATGGAGCTATCGAACCTTCTGAAACACACGGGATTGTACGTAAACATCCGCAACTTTTTGTGACTCCGCTTTGCAAATTACCTGAATTAACAATGGTCATATTTCCACATTCGCATTTGCACAAAAAGTTCGCACGACCTTTTTCAAAGCTTATAACGTTGATTACGGTTAGTTTTCCAAAAACCTTACCTGTTAAATCTTTATATGTCCGAGAATTAATCCCCCGAAACTTTTTAGATCTAACACAACCACAACTTGTGGTTGCTCCATTTCTCAAATATTTTCCGATTTTAATAACTTCTTTTCCGCATTTGCATCGACATAAATATCTTTTTCTTCCGTTTGCAGAATCTGCACGTTCGATTACAGTTAACCATCCAAATTGTTTCCCAATCATTTTTTTATCTAAATCCATCATATCTCACCCTTTACTTTTGCATTTCTAGAATGGCAAATCACTTTCATCAATATCCATCGGATTTGCATAGTTAGGTGGCATCTGTTCAGTCATACTGTTCTGGTTGGCAGTGTTATCACGTTTTTCCAAAACTTGGAAATTTTCTGCGACAACTTCAGTCACATATACACGTTTCCCGTCATTTCCTTCATAGCTTCGAGTCTGGATTCTTCCTGTAATTCCAACCAACATTCCTTTTTTGGTCCAATTACAAAATCTTTCCGCTTGCTCTCTCCACATCACACAGTTGATGAAATCTGCATCATATTCACCACTTGCATTTTTGAAATTTCGATTGCATGCGACATTAAATTGAGCTGTTGCGATATTGCTTGGTGTGTAGCGTAGTTCTGCATCTCTGGTTAATCGACCAATAAGAGTCACATTGTTGATCATTATTATCCTCCTACATTATTCATTTCAGCAGCTTCCTTAGCTGCTTCTGCCTTTTTACGTTCCTGCGCTTGGTACTCCCGATTTAATTTGTTTAGGATTACCTCTTGTGCAGTGTTTTGTTCCGCCAACCTTTGAATACTTAGTTCGTGTTCCTGGACAGTCCACTGTATATCTTTGATTTTGTTTTCTTGTTCAACCAATCTGGAGTTGAGATTGATAGTAATCACTAATGTAATTCCTGCTAGTAATACCAAGTTGATGATTAGCCAGTCGATTTTACGTTTCATCTTCGATTACCCTTTCTAATTTTAGATGTCCTGCATTTCGTCCTTGTTCATTTAAGTGGATGTAATATTTGAGTAATGCACTATCTTTTCCAGTGATTCTGCTCAATTCTTTTAAAGTCCCTGTACAGATATACTTATCACGATCATATAGCTTATAATCGGCAAGTATTTCCGGATCACCCATCAAAGTTTTTTCCTCAATGCCGAAATACTCGCACAATTCTTGTACATGATTTGGACTGATATCGTCTTTCGTGATCCACTCTTGTATTGTCTGTTCGCCACGATAAAGATTTCTAGAGAGTTCTTTTCGGGTGAGACCTTTCCCTAAAATCAACAATTGTAGTTGCTGGCGAAAGTGATCCATTTGATTTTTTGTGTAATGTCTCATAACTTTCACTCCTGCTTAACAATCGCTGTCTTTTCAAGATCCTCACGCTTCAAATCTGCGATGAGCCAGTCTAAATACTTCTTTGCTTTATTTAGATCTTCCAATCCGTTTTTCTTCTGATAGCGGCAAAGATACTTGATGACATTTCCCCAGTAAAATCCCCGGACTTCTTTTGGTCCTCCAGCAAAATTGCGAATAATGTCAATTGATTCAAGACCATATTGCCCACAGTAGTGATTAGGTTTATTTACTTTGTCAAAACCATTGTTTAAAATTTCTTCTGTCATTTTAGTCGCTCCTCCTTAATCCAAACACCATCTACTAATTTCCCTGTTCGATCTTTGATTTCCTCATAGGCAATGTTCAAACAGTCAACAAAATTATGATGTAGCAATGCTGAAATTCGCATCAACTCATAAACAACATTTTTTAGTTGGTATGATTGTCGATTGAAATAAGCTGCCAATGATTGGTCCATCATCAAGATAAAATAGTCTTCTGACTTTGCTGCATTGGAAAATACGAATGTATTATTTTCTGGGAAAATTTCTTCCGTCTTGATTCCTAATTGCAATGTCAAACCGATCAACACTACGGTGATGTCTCCAATGCTGTCTTTCGTAACGGCTTCATCATTTTCTGCTAGTCCTCGTGACAATTCACCGATTTCTTCGTACAGCTTCAAAAATTGCTTGTTTGGATCTTGCGTCTGCAAATTCCGGTCATAAAACCAGCGCTGAACTTTTGTGATTAAATCTTTTAATTGTTTGTTTTCCATCAATATCTCCTGCTTTCTGTATTCTCTGGGAATTTAAAAATATGTTTGCTGGCACCCTTGAAGATTCGGTCAGCAAGGGCCTTGTTGTAAATTGTTTTAATATCGTTGCTCGATAAGTTCGTGTTAAAAAATGTTGTTTGACGATTGTCCAAGATTTTAAACAGTACTCGTTGTCTCCATTCATTTGCTTCTTTGAGGTTTCCACTCATACTGCTTTCTTTTCCTAAATCGTCAAAAAAGAGAAAATCAACATTGCTCAGTAGATTCACAGCATGACTTTCTGTGAAGTCTCCTCGGTTATTGAAGCTTTCTTCAATTTTTGAAAAGAGCGCAGAAGTCGAAATGAATAGCACACTCTTTGGTTGCTTGCATCCTTTAAATTTTTCATTCAATGCTTTGGCTATTCCAATAGATAGATGGCTCTTTCCGACCCCTGGAGGACCGCTCAAGATCACATTTCCTGTTTCGTACTTCAGAAAGTCACGTAACATTCTTTTTGAAAAATTCAAAGCTTGTTCACATGACTTATTTCCAGTATCGTAATTATCAAGTGTCTTATCTTCCAATTCCTTGGAATAGATGCTCTCACGATCAAATACTTTGTATGTATTCGCAAGAATTGACTGGATAGCTGCTTCTTGCTTTAAGTGTTCCTGCAATTCATTGATTTCTTCTTTTTCGCATTCCGGACAGATATCAAGCGATTGCTGGGCTCCATTGATCGTGACTTTTGCGGTGATCATCTTGGATCTGTGCTTATTACATATTTTTGGTTCGCTAGTTGAACCTACTTCGTAATCCTGATGCATTAAAATCCTAACCTTTCATCTTGTTGCTGAGTTGATGCACTCGGAGGCATCTTTTGATTTAAGTACTTTTCGAATTTAGTCGCATTAAACAATGTGTCTGGAGTTAAATACTTGGACATTTTGGAATCATTTTTCCACTCAAGAGTTTTTACATCAATAACATGTTTAAAATCATTTATTGAGTAATTCTCACTTAACCGACCATTAATTAATCTTTGAGTGGATTTGCTAGTAGGTTTAAAATGAGATCCTGTTTTTTCATTTAGATATTTGATAATTTCATCATAGACATCTGATTGAGCTTTTTGCTCCTTATCTATATCTATATCTATATCTAT